TCGTCGATTCGCTTTGCTGACCCGGTTGTCATCTCGAGGGTGAAAGAAGCGTCTTGCCGCGAACCGTTGTGGAGCTGCGACATCTCCGCCGATCCCGAAGACTTCACGATCACGACGATTCGGCAGCCGCGAGGCCAGATGAACTTCTGGGTGGAACTTGTCAACAACAAGCCGCCTCACGGTGAGTACGCAGTGGGCGTCGACATCTCGGCTGGCACCGGCGGCGAACTCACGTCGGAGTCGTGCATCAGCGTTTGGAATCGCAAGACGAAGGAGCAAGTCGCTGAGTTTGCGAGCCGAGTAACGAAGCCGGACAAGCTCGCGATTCTCTCGGTGGCGATCTCGAAGTGGTTCAACGATGCGTTCCTGGTGCCCGAGGTCAATGGCCCTGTTGGCAAGCTCTACATCGACGAGTTTCTGAAGCTCGATTACTCGAACGTCTATCACCGCGAGGTATCAGAGACGTTCGCGAAGAAACCAACCAAGAAGGTCGGATATCGAAACGGCGACGGTGGTGCGGCGATCCTGCAAGCGTTGCACTCGGCCATCGACAGCGGTGAAGCCACGTTGCGATCGGCGAATGTGGCCGATTCATTGCTCGAATACGAGTGGGACGGTGGCCATTTGAAACATGCCGCGTCTGGCAACTCTGCGGCTGAGTCCGAGAAGGGTATGTCGCACGGCGATCGTGCGATTGCTGGTGCAATGGGTTGGTTTGGAGTGTGTCGCCGCCCTGTTGATAACGATCAAAAGGAGTCGTCCCCGGATGACGACATGCCGGTTGGTTGCATGGCATGGCGATTCAAGCAGCGGGATGAGTCTCGCGAACGATCTTCTACCGACGATCCGATGGTGTTCGACTAATGGCTATTGATGTAACGAATCCTGCATCTCGCGGTCGGCTGTGGAAGTCGATGACGAAGGCTCATCGGGATCTCGGCCCGTTTCGTCAGTGGCGACAGAAGCTCATTAAGGCTTACTGCGGTCCCGGCTGGGGATCGGTCGAAGGCGATACGAAGAACAAGACGATCGAGAACTTGATCTCGCTCACGGCTCAAGCGTATGTAGTAACTCTTGCGGCTCAGAATCCGCGTGTCACGATTTCTACATTCGACCCGAGCTTGAAGCCGTTCGCTAAGAAGTTCCAAGTTGCGATTGACGACTTGCTGACGGAGATCGACTTCTCGGACACGCTCAGGAAGATCGTGCTCGATGCGTTCTTCTCGATTGGCATCGCGAAGATTTACCGTGCGTCGGCGCGTCCCATTGAGATTGAGAATCCCGAAATGCCTCAAGAGCCGGGCATGTTCTCGGAGCCCGACGAGTGGGCGATGTATCGCCTGCATCAGCAGCAGATGTCATCGACGATTTTGGTCGATCCCGGCAAGCCGTTCATGGAGCGAATCAGTCTCGACGACTTCGGTTTCGACATGAGTGCTCGGTCTTGGGACCAGATTCGCTACGCATGGCATGAGTACCTGATTCCTCGCGACGACTTACTCAATGACGATCGAATCTCGCCCGAGATGGGTGAGAAGCTGAAGTCGACGACTCGCTGGCATTCGAGCCTGTTTCAGGCGATGAGCGGCATGGAGAAGGCGTCCGACTTGGGATCAAATCCCGAAGAGTCCGAAGACGTCGAGGATATGGTTCGCGTCGCTGACGTTTGGCTGCCTCGCGAGAACAAGTGGGGCATGATGATCGAAGGCGGAGAGTTCCTCTTCGTTGATGATTGGAATGGTCCCGAGGGCGGTCCGTTCCGAGTGCTCGCGTTCGATGATGTGCCTGACAATGTGATGCCGAAAGCTCCCGGCATGGATCTTCTGCCGATGCACGACGCGATCAACTCGCTGCGTCGGAAGGCGATTCGGCAAGCTAACAGCCAGAAGAACATCACGGTCTATCAGAACGAGACTGACGCGAAGTCGATCGTTAATGCGAAGGATGGAGAGACGGTTCGATCGAACAATCCAGACTCCGTTAAGTTCATGAATACGCCCGGTCCCGATCAGGGCAACCTCGCGTTCGGGCAGATGCTCGACGGGGCGTTCTCGCGGCAAGCTGGCAACCTCGATGCGATGGCTGGGCTTGGTCCTCAGTCGAAGACGGCCAAGCAAGACGAACTCATTCAGCAGTCGCTTGGTGGCATTCAAGACAAGCGTCGCATTCAAGTCGTGAGCTTCGTTTCGAACTGCGTTCAGGATCTCGGCCAGCTTCTTTGGACGGATCAAGTCAAAGAGATCAGTTCGCAGATCACGATCCCCGGAGTCTCGATTCCGATCCCAGTGAAGTGGACTCCCGAGGAACGCGAAGGCGACCTGCTGCAATACAAATTCCATGTCGAGCCTTACTCGATGGTCTATCGAAGTCCGCAGCAGAAGGCTCAGGACATCATGGGGCTCGTCGGCCAGGTCGTCACTCCGTTGCTGCCTGCAATCCAAGCGGCTGGCGGCATGTTCGACGTGATGGAGTTGATCTCATTGATGGCTGGGCTGATGGATCTTCCGCAGCTCGAAGACATCGTGAAGTTCGCGGTTCCCGTTGGAAGCATGGTTGGCGGCGGTATGCCCGGAATGCCTGGCATGGGCGGCGGTCAGCAGCAACCGGGTCCGTCTTCGACGACTCGCGAGTACGTCCGGCATAGCGTCTCAGGTGGCAGCACGCCTGATGCTCAGCGGACTCAGGCGATTCAGAGCTTGTTGAATGGGGCGAATCAGCAGCAAGGAGGTCAGCAAGGTGGCTACGGACAAGGACAATGAACCCTCTCACGTCATAGTCGACGGCAAGCGACTTACGAATGCCGAGCTTCGCAAGTGGCGTGAGTCCCGCGCGGACCTGCATCGCGAGAAGCTGAGCGGCATCTTCGAGTCTCGTCGCGCTCCTGGCGGACATGCTCCGTATTGGGGAACTGGTCACGAGAGTTTGTCAGCGAGCGTGCCGGCCAACTCAGCTCGCGAGCACGCAGATTGGATCAAGGCTCAGGGGATCTCGGGCGTCGAGGTTCGTCCCGATGGAGTGGTTGTTACATCGAGTCCGCGTGATCGAGAGAAGTATCTCAAGGCTCGCGGGCTGGTTGATGCAAGTTCGGCAGGGTCAGGGACCGGCGGGCAGCTCACTCGAAACGAGGAGTTGCGGGCGAGGACCAAGAAGCCGGGTCTGACGAAAGAGGATCGAGCGAAGATCCGCACTGTGGCGAAGCAGGCGGTTCACGATCCTGAGTTGCGAAACATTATCTCAAGGGGTGCGACATGAAGTGGGGCGTTCGATATCAGGCTCCTGAAGGGGCAGTTGGCAGTGGTGGAACAGCGGTCAATGTGATCTCTTCGAACCATGACAAGTTCAAGGACTTGCTGGAGAAGATGGAGTCGAACGGCTCGATCACCGTTAGGCCGAACGAGGGCGTGAATCTTGATACTCCAATCGGCAAGGATCCGCCGGTTCGCGAGCCTCAAGTAGCAGCCACTCAGCAGCAACAGCAGCAACAGCAACCGGCCCCTCAGCAGCAACAGCAGCCAGCGGCTCAGCAATCTCAAGCGGCTGGCGAAAACGAATCCGACACTCTCGACGACTCTGGTATTGATACCGAGCCTTCAGGTGAGTCCGATACAAGCGGTGAAGCGACTGCTAATTTTGTCCCGTCAAAGCACAGCGATGACCTAGTCCGCCTTGCTACCAGTTACGGGCTCTCGAAGGCAGTTGTCGATCGGCTTGATGAAGAAGCCTTGCGGATGACTTTGAGTGATCTTGCCAGACGGCAATCGTTTGATCCTCGACTGCGAGAGGGTCAGCAACAGATTCCTCAACCATACCCGCAGCAGGCTCAGCAATCGCAGGTGCCTCAAGACCAAGCTCAGCAGGCTCCGCAGGTGGATTGGAGATCCGAGTTAGCTCGGATGAAACAGTCCGGTGACTATGACGAGAAAGACCTCAAGTTGTTTGAGGCGATCGGTCAGCGGTCTGATGCGGCAGCCGAGATGGCCTTGCGAGCCAATCAGCTCATTCAGCAGCAGCAGCAGTTTGCTGTGCAACATCAGGCTCAGCTTCAGCAGCGTGATGTTCAAGCTCTGAATGTGATGATCGACCAGCTTGCTCAGCCCGACGTGTATGGGAATGAGCCCGACTTCTTGTCGACTCACCCGTCACAGTGGACTGACGCAATGAAGAAGCAGAATGCAAATGCTTTGGCGTTGCAGCAGCGGGTCGACTGGTATCGCGGGTCGAAGGGAGTCCCATTAACTCCCGAGTTGGTCAAGCAGGCTCACTTCGAGTTATTTGGAGCCGTGAAAGCAGCGGAGAAGAAGTCCGCCGCTCAGCGGGTTGTAAATCAATCACGCAGTCGCATGGGAAGTAGTAATCAGCCGGGCCGTGGTAATGGCGGCACATGGAGTGGCCCTCCGGGGCAAGATCCAGAGTTGGTTGAACTCTACAACTCAAGGCAACTTGCTAATCGCGGATACTAGCCGCAATAGGAGCGCAACATGGCTTTGCAGCCAGATGACATTGACGATCTGACGAACCTCACTTTGAAGAGGTATGCTCGTAAGAAGTGGGTTGATATTT